TTTCTCTTGATTTGGTTTGTCTATAACTATGTTTGCAAATCGTAACACACGATATGCTCTTACTACATCTACACTTATTTTCTGTATAGCATTTATTGTATTTGGCCCTATTCCACCATCTACATTAATTTTCTTTTTGTTTTTAGAATTAGCAGCTTGTTGTAATACTTTAACAGCCCCACTTCTACCAAAATTAACACACATATCAAAGTATATATGTCTTAATTGAGATGGTACATCATCACACTTACCTCTTCTCCAGTAATCTGTATGATATATCTTTTTAGCTTGTTCTTTTGTGAGATTTTTTATATCGACACTTGGATACCATCTTTTAGCGATTCCATACTTAGTTTCACCACCAGCATCATCAGGGTCGTTTACATATCCACCTTCGTGGTCTAAAACTATGTCTATTATTTCTTCGAATGTTGTTTTCATACTAATCCTATAACTAATTCATATATAAATATATATAAAATAAAAAAACCCTCAATATTTCTTCATATTAGGGGTTTTTTTATTATATTTTATTTTAATGTATTAGAATTTAAGTACAGCATAATCATATTTTAATGTCAAACTGATTTCAACAGGATCACTTACTGAAAAATCTAAGTCACCAAAGTTAGCAGACTGAATAAATGCACCTTTTAGTTCCCATTCTTCTATTACAGCTCCAACTGGATCTACAAGGTTAAAAGTTATATTCTTTTTATAAAAATCAGAATATCCATCTCTACCAGTAACTGATTCGTGGTGTAATCTAACCCATTCCATTACTTGTTGAGCAGCTGATGGTACAACTGGATCATATAAAGTAATTTCAATTGGTTGCCATCTTGACTTACCTTTAACATATCGTGTAACATTCATATGTTCTAATATTACTTCATCATTTTCAATTGATGGTCTATTCATAGTCTTAATTAAATAAGCATTGATACCATCAATTTGCATTATAAATCTATTTTTGAGCTTTGGCTCAAAGGGGGTAAACATTATATCTTGTGGTTCTAATAATTCAGCCATCAAATTTCTCCTAATTAAATTTAAATACTTTTGTATTCATATATAAATATCTAAATTTATAAAAAAAAGGGATTTATATTTAAATAAATCCCTTTAATTTAGTTATTTTAACTAACTATTACTCTGGAAAAGAAGCACCTGTAGGTTGTATTGTAAAGTCTAATACAATAAACTCAGCAGTTCTTGTAGGTTGTAAGAATAATTGTCCAACTAATTGATTTCTATCAATTGTATCAGGTGTATTATTCGTTTCATCCATCACTACTCTAAATGCACTTAAACCACTTTGTGATTGTACATTTTCTAAAAATGGATTAACAATTCCCAAGAATCTTCTTCTTGTTGATGCCGTATTTTGTTCAAATACAAGGAATCTTGAAGAAGAAGCAATGAACTTCTTAACTCTGATTAATAGTCGTCTTACATTGATTCTATCAAGAGCACTTGATTTTTTCTGATTTGTTTTTTGTCCAAATACAGTCACACCTTGTCCAGGGAATGTAGCAATTGGATTAACACTTGAATCATACAATGTATCTCTCTCACCTTGAGTTAGTTTTCTTTCAGCTTGTATAGCACTTGTGATTCCACCACGATTTAAACCAGCAGGAGCAAACCAGGGGTGTGCAACTCTATCGTTGAATGCATATATTCCACCCAATACTACTGAAGGCGGTACCCATCTTTGAGTTCCACCAACTTGTGAATCACTTACTTTAATCCATGGGTAATACATAGCTGAGAAGTTTGAATCAACTGCTTCAGCTTGTGTTACAGCATTACTTGGATTTTGTCCGTAAATAACTGGGTCGATAATTGCAAAACAATCACCTCTGTCTTCACAAACATCAATTGCTTTATTCAATACAGATGTGTGTGTACTATGAACTAAACCAGGAAGAAGTAATAAATTAATATCAAATTCATCTTGATTTGCAAGTAAGTCGAGAGCCTGTGAATAAGCAGCTCCTCCATCTGCAGATGTTAAATCACTTGGTGTAAATCCCTGTGTGTTAGCACCTATGTTTTCATAGAAATTAGTTACTGAACCTGTAGCGTTAGCTTGAGGATTACCCAATACATCGAATCCAGTAAATCCATCTAAACCACCACCGAATCCACCATTAAGTGAACCACTACCAGCGGCTGGTAATGAACCTGAAAGTGAATCTAATCTAATAGTTCCATTTTCATCTAAGTAATCGATTGTAGTATTTATTGACTCAACAGTTACTAATCGTGATTTAGGTGCATAATCACCTGTTAATTGTAAGTATTTTGTAGTTCCATCAGTTCCAACAGTGAATCTTTGGTCTCCAAGTACTTTTGCAATATAAGTTGGTGCATTAGGATCAAGACTGACATTATTAAAAGATTCAAGTGATTGTTTTCTTTTCACATTGTCATTACCAGCTCTAATTAAGAGTGTAAATGTACCTTTGTTATTATTCACATTTGAAACTTCATATCTAATGTTATGTTTTGAACCACTTGTAAGAACACTATTTGTTGTAGCTGTTGAATCAATATTATTCATTATTGTCCCATCAGCTAATGTTTTTAATACAAATGATGTACCCTCACTACTTGAATCAGTTCCACCTTGTACATCCTGTATCCCTATAAAGATACCTTGATTGTTTCCAGATATAGATGCTGAAGTTATTGTAACATTACCAGTAGTACCAGCTGATGAACCAGTTATTGATAATATATTACCAGTATCACTATATGAAGCTGATACATTTGTTAATGAACTAGCAGCTCCAATCGCAGCTGCTAAGTTTGCACCTAAACCATCTGCGGTTGTTGTTGTTGTTACATATTTTTCATTGTCACTGTCATCAAATAATGAAGCAGAAAGCACAGGTACAAAATCTACACCATTAATTATCAATTCATGTGCTGATGCACTTGGTATTTGATCTAAAAGTGTAATTGATGCACTTCCAAAAGTAGCACCAGTTGTGGTTGTGTTACTTGATATACTAGCAGTAGCTGGTGCAAATGTTCCATCTAATATTCTAACAACTGTTAGTGTATCTGAGTTTTTTAAATATTCTTCGGCTGCATGTGATGTTAAATATTGAAATGAGTTTGAACCACTCTTTACAACATCTCCGAATTTCGCTTGGAAATCAGAATATGATGTAACAACGGTTGGTATTCCTGCAGGACCTTTAAGTGTTGGTCCGATTATAGCAGCTCCAATATCAGCGACAGCGGAAGGTAAGAAGGACTGGTCTATTTCATTTGTAAATACACCAGGACTTATAATTTTTTCGGCCATTGAATTTCTCCTAAGTTAACTTATTTTGAGGTAAATATACTATTTTGCGCATTAGTATTATTCATATATAAATATATGATTAAAACCCCAAACGATAGTTTATTTTTATTTATTCCGATTTAGTTGATGTTTCGGATGGTGTGAATACACCTGTTTCTGGATTTAAACTACCTTGTCCGTATTTTTTGGTAATTCCATCAAGAAATTTCTTTTCTTCATCTTGAATTGATTTTAAAGCTTCTTCTAACTCAACTTCTTGTTCATCTAATCTGATTTGACTTAGTTTCAGTTGTCCAAATTGAATTTGAGTATTTTGATAACTTTTTTGTATGTTTTGAACTTGTGTTAGTTCGTCTTCTGTGAATTTTACTTCTTCTGGCATTGTAACCTCCGTTGTGATTTGTTATATAACTATATATAAGTATATATAAGTTTTAGAAAACGAGTAATTTATTTTTCTACTTGTTTGTCTGTAGCATCACCTTCCATACCAAAACTAACTGTTGATGTGGTTGTGAATTTTTTCATATTAGATACTTTGTTTGTAATTACTGAATTTAAGTATTCTGGTAATAAATAAGCTTTTGAGGTAACTGTAAATGTTGATTTAATAAATCTCTCACCATCTTGATTCATTTCTGATGCATCTGATACACTATCGATTGTACATAAGAATTTATTATTTGTCCCATCACCCCAATAAGTATGTGATTGGTCTACAAAAGATTCTACTAATGGATTCATTTGTTCTATAAAGTTTGTCCATAGTACAAATTCATATGTTACATCAGTATAGTTTGGCATTCCAGTTGTGATTACATCATAAACAGGTTGAACTCCTTGTTGAACTGAAAATCTATCGTATTGATTGTCTTTACTCCAACTGTTAGCTCTCACAACATCAATATGATTACCTTTAACATCGTGCGGAAAAGATTGTCCTGATAAATCATTTCTTGAAACTTCTGTTCTTCGTAACATTATTAATGGAAGTATTAATACATTGTTTTTATCTCTTAATACTCCTCTTTTTCTAGCAGATTTCCATCGTTCTTCATTACCATAATAAACAGGTATTTTAAGTGTTTCGTTAGCTTCTTTAACTCTCGGTTTCATTACATTCTTAACATGATTCAACACTGCAGTATCAACATCTTTAAGTGTTATCGCATAATTATCTGATAAATTATTACCTGGTATGATAGTTGTTTCTCTATTACCACGAATGGTTGTACCTTTAGTGGATACTTCATTAGCTCTATTGACTAATTCCCTATTAACCACACCTTTGTTTGTAATTTTATTTACTGCCATTTCGTTTCCTCAATGCTTTTAGTTTGTCTTTTTTAGTTTTAACTTTACCTTTAAATTCTTGTGATTTAATACTACTCATATCAGCTTTACCGATAGCTATTTCTTTCTTAATATCCACTTCAATAGCTTTTATACCTGTTTGACTTGGTGAATCAAAGTTATCCAACTTATTCATCAATTTACCCATCATCTGTTCCATTTGTAAATTACCATTAGGTTCAGGTGTGTAAGTATGTTTTCTTTCACCATAGACATCTTCATCATCTTGAACATTACCACTTACCTTAACTTCAGGTTTAGGTTTTTCTACAAAGTTAGGATTCGAAGTATCATACTTCGTAATTCTTTTTCCTGTTATTCTTTGAATAGCCATTATTTTTTCTTTTTCTTTCTTGCAATTTGTTTTTTAGTTCTACCAAATTTATTTAATAAATTGTTTTTTTTCTGTCTTTCTTGTTTACGAAGTTTTGCTGATTTATTTGGCACTATCGTGGTCTTTCTTCAATCTGTAACGATGATAATCTTGAACGATGCGCAGTAGCTACAATATTATGTTTAAAGTTTGGATGTCCTCCAAATAATTGTGGTTCTGTTGTTCCATTGATTTCCCAATAGTAATCATTCCAATCCACAATATCACCAGTCTCAGGATAAAAATTCAATGAACCACTTGATAGATTTTCTCTTTGAAAGAACATCTCTATACTTGAATTGGTATCAGAACCAAACTCATCTTGTGTTACTTCAGGTTCATTGTAATTAATCAAACAATTTACTCTAAATCCTACATCATAATATTTAGCAGTAGATTCACCATACATATTGTCTTCTGTTCTTTCAACATTTACTTTATAAATATCAACTGATTGACCAATTATTTCGTCAATCAATTCTTCATTCATTTGATTAATTAAATCAAATTCTTTTTGTGGTATAAAAAATGGTTTTGTTTGTGACATTTATTTATCCTATGTATATTTTTAATGGAGCTTTATTTAATACCTGTTGTTGTGATTCAGCTTGTTCTTGTTCTTGTCGTGACCTCTCAGATAAAGAAACAGCTTCTAAGAAAGTATTTAACTCTTCCATTAAATTTGCTTTTTCTTCTCTACCCTCAGCTTTTAATCCTTCTCCATCAAGTGAGACTTCACCATTTGGAAGTGGCATTGAAGCATATTTACTTCTTATAATACCAAGTAATTCTTTAGCTAATGCCAATGTCATTTTTCTAATCCAATTTCTACCAGCTGCATTTATTTCTTGATATGTAATAAATTTATAAGGTATGTTTGATGGGTCTGATACTTTACCATTAGTGTAAGTTCTTGTTGTAGAAACTTTATCGTCTCTTTTATAATAATGAAAATATATTTTATTACCATCATCAGATGACTTTGGTCTTGGAAATAATCTTATTTTATTATCTACCAATTCAAATGAATATGCTGATTTTCTAATCTTGTCGTTTGTTTCAATTGCATTTGCTCTACCCAAATCAAAAGATATTGGTCTCATTATGTATGAAACTGCAGGAGCTACATTACCCATACCAAATGAATCTAATAATTCAATATTATCATATGAACCAGCGAATGGGTCATAGAATTTAGATATAGCTGCTGGGCCTTCATTAAATACTCGTTGTACTTCTATTCTATCAGCACCATCATTTAACGCGTTTTCAAGTGTAGACTCTGATGTTAAATCATAAACTTGTTTTGAACTTGTTAAAGTTAGTGAACCTGAATATAGTGTAGAATTACCACCAACACCTACAGCCTCACCATATTGTTCAGCTAATGTTATGGATAATCCTAAATTTGGAGTTTCTGGTTCGTGAGAACCCATATCACCTAATGCAGAACCACTTTCTCTATCAGTTGCACCATAGTGTTCCCATAACCAATTCTTTGTATTGTAATGATTTATTTGTTGTGAGTATTCTGATACTGCTTCTTCTAAACAAGCATATATAGAACCACTATTGAACTCCAATTGCATAACTGGATGTCCAAGTTTTGTAGCTACATATTTACATATTGTTAAACTATCTGCTTGAAATGATGAATCGTTGTCATATATTCCATGTGGTGTTTGACCTGTAGTATAACTACTTGGGTCTTCATATAAAAAATTAAATTTTGACATTTACATTCTCCAAAAATTGGTATTATTCTTCATATATAAATATCAAATAAAACAAAAAAGGGTAAGAAATAAATCTTACCCTTTTAAGTTATCATATTATAATTAAATATTATGAAAAAGTTGCAGTGTCATTAAGTACAGCTTCAACGTGCCAAGAAGTTCCGTCTGAAACACAACTCACCGCATCACCAATTTTTCCATTAGCTAATGTAATAGCTGTTTTATTGGTAATTGGAGCTGATACAATTGTAGTACCATTTGAAGCATCAAGCATTTGTCCTTGTAGTTTTGCTAATTCACCACTTGAACAAGAAATGATATGTGCATGTGCAGAACCGGCTACAATTTTAAAATTTAAACCAGCTGTTGCAACAGTTGGTAAAACTAATGTTCTAGCACCACCACTTAATGAAACTAAAGCACCTGAATCTCCAGCCGCTAATGTTCCAACATCACCAGTTTTAACTTCTATTTTTGAACCAGCGATTTGATTACCACCTAAATCAATATCACCAGTAACTGTACCACCATCAACGATAGAAATTGTACTTTCTCTATTGGTAACTTTATACTTACCTATTCTTTTTCCCATTATTTTTCTCCTAATGTTGAGTCACTACTCTCAGGAATTAATTTGTTTTTTATACTGATTATGTTTAGTGACTACTTTAATCAGTTATAGTAATACTATAATTCATATATAAATATCAAATATAAAAGAAAAACCCCCTAATAAAAGGGGGCTTTTCAACTAAGTTTATAAAGAGTTAACTTATACTAAGTTTAAGTCTTTACAATGGATTTTACCATAAAACTCAGGTCTAATCATCTTCTTAGCATATCGTGTCATTACACCTTTTCTTGGTGTGAAGTCACTTGGATCATATACTAATGGAGTCATAATTAGCGGTACATATGGTGAATATACAGCACCAGTTTCTAAGAAATTACTTCCTCTGAAACCAACAAGTATTGTATTTTCAGTCATATATGGGTTCTTATAAACAGTAAATCTATTTTGTAGACTTCCTGCAACTTGAACACCAGCAGCGAACTGAGATTTATTTCCATCTGTACTTACTGAATATCCAGGAATTGATTCCAAGATAGTAGCAACAGTCGGTGAAACAACTACGAAGTTAGCACCACCTCTAAGAGTTAATCTTTGGATTTCGTTAGAAACCTTTTGGATTTTACCCAATAGAGTTTGATACCATTCATATCTTGTTCCGTAGAATGTTGTAATGTTCCAATTAGCTTCAGAAGTACCAGAACCATCATAGTCTTCACCAGGAGTGGTAGACCAATAATCAGTTGTAGCAGCATCTGAAATTAACATATCTAAGATTTCTAAATCAATTTCCATTGAAATNTACTCACTTAACATAGATGTTAATTCAGCTTCAGCGTCAACAGAATGATAAGCATTAAGGTCTTGAGCTAACTCAGGAGTCCATACAGCTTTTAGTTTTCTTGTTTTCGCTACGATTGGTCTTGATTTTAGTTTCAAGTCAACTTCAGGTATTTGTAATGAATCAACGGTTGCGTTACCACCTTTATCTTCTAAATCACCTCTTGATGATTCTACATTAGATATGATAGGTTTAACCGTAATTGAACCAGTAACATCTGCAAGACCTGCTTGCCCACCTGTTAAGACGGTTGTGAATGTTCCTGGAGTTGTGTCGTCACCAGAAATTGTTCTGTATTGACCACCTTTATACTCAGTAACGGTTCCAGCAAAACCTGATGTTGAAACTTGCCAACCTCTAACAGCTGCTGTATCAACAGGACCAGCTACTACAGCTGATACTTTTACTAAACCTGATGATGAGTTTTCTGTATCGAAGTTGATGTCGGCTAATGTTGAAGCTACAGCTGAACCAGTTACATTAAATGTTTGAGCTGAACCTGTTCCAACAGAATATCCATAACGACCTGTACCATAGAATCCTTTATCAGGAAATGGTGAAGATGAACCAGATGGTGAATTAGGACCAGTGTT